CTTCTTCATCAGTTAATTGAGTATCGGTATCAACTATGGTGCAATTAAAAGTAGTTCCATCCAATGACATTCCAGTCCCAGCAGTATATTCTGTATTGGTATCGGTACAGGATACGGTTACTATGTCGCCAGATACTGATGTTGTTACGTCTCCGCCACCTGCCAGGGTTATTCCCAATCCCGTTGTGGCGTTAGTGTCGTCTCCCGTTATAGTGTTAATCTCATTGGTTGTACTTCCATCTACCTCGGCAGTTAAATATCCTTCTCCGGAATGATCACCCCAGCCGTAAGCGGTATCCCAGTTTGATGCATTCCATGCTGCATCGCTTTTAATGGCAGCTACAGCGTCAGCATCTGCATATTGGGTAATAGTAGAGCTGAAAACAGTCCCGGTTAAATCTAAGCCTGTTCCTGCGGTATATTCCGTATTAGTATCGGTATAATTACCGGAATGTATGTTGGTGGTACCCTGATCCTGGGTCCAGTCTATATGTTCATTAGCAACAAAGTCAGAAAACCCATCATGGTGTGCACCGCCGTCAAATGCAAATGAGCCGTCTGATAATGAGGTATTGAAATCAGCTTTAGTATCAGATATCCCTGACATTGAAGTCTGGATCATATCGTCTACTACAAAATCAATTGTGCCGTCAGCACTTTGGTAGGTTACCTCTATTCTGGTTTCAGTATTACCTGTTACCATAGCGCCGGCAATATCTTCCACTTCTTCATCAGTTAATTGGGTGTCTGTATCTGATACCGTACAATTGAAAGTTGTACCATCAAGACTCATCCCAGTACCGGCAGTATAAGTTGTGTTATTATCAACATAATTGCTGGAGTGAATCGTTCCCGCACTTGCTGCTGTCCAGTCTATATGTTCATTAGCAACGAAATCACTAAAGCCATCGTGGAAAGCTCCATCTGAATATACAAGGGTTTTATCCGCGACTATAGTATTTAATTCCGTATAAGTATCAATTTCAGCTGTGCCCAGTTTATCATTAAAGGTGTCCCAATCTGTATCAGTAAGAAAACCTATAGTTGATGTTGAAGCTTTTTGGGCGTTAGCATAATCCAAAGAGATATTTCCTGACGATGCATTAAAATCAGCCGCAGTAAAAGATGCAGCTCCCTTGGTACTCCCATCAGCAGCGGCATTTGATATCGATATTGTTACATCAGTATCTGAACCAACAAGAATATTGTCTGCTCCGCCACTTAACGGAGATGCAGTAACAAGATCCTTAAGCAGGGATATGCTTAAAGTCGGATTACCTGAAACACCATCATTATTAGCTACAATAATTTGGTTGGCAGTCCCCGCTATCGTTCGTTCAGTAAAAGTATTAGTCCCCGTTCTTACTAATATCCCCGTCCCGGATAATCCGTCTAACGCCGGTAGATTACCTGCTGCCAGCATCGCAGCATATGACAATAACTCTGCATCTGTTATTGACCCATCTGAACCATAATATTCAGCACTTAATGTATCAGCTATATAGAGATGATTGTCTATTTGGAATTTATCTTCATCTTCATAGTAATGTATAATACCGTCGTGACTTTCCCCATCAATAAGGAAATGGTAATCTTCCCCAGCCTCACCTGTGCCAATAATTAAAAAATATTGATCTGACCATAGTATTTTTACAGCTAAAGTGTCTATATAGTATATATTCTCTTCTACTTCTGCCCAACTATGGTCTAATTCATATTCGGCATAGATAAACCCCATTCCTAATACTGCCAACAGTATTAATAACATTATTTTTTTCATATTTTTATTCTCCTATTCAACCCTCTTCCAAGTGTAAGACTCCGTAAGACCTTCAAAAATGAAATAGAGTAATATCATTCTACACCCATAACTGAATTTATGCTTTCAACATCAATTCCCATAATAGATGCAGGAGTCTCAACACCCATGATTGACCGAGACCAGCCGGAAGATTCATCGCCAAGACGAAACGTTTTAATAAACCCGCCATCATCAGCACCAGTATAAGCCAGCATATAATGGGTCTCATCTATCTGAACGAGAGAATTATATCGCCCATAAACAGTATCGTGTTCAAGAACATCAATTTCAGTAACATCATAATCTGCACTAAACAAACAAATCGGTAGTATTAATAGAATTAATAAATATTTCATGATTACTCCGCTGTTTCGATCGGCACCCTCTGCGGGTTAAAGTCTATAGTGTCGGCAGTTAAGGCTATTACACCATCGCTACCTGTATCTGTAACTTCTACACTTGTGTCGTCTTCTTCGATTTTATCTTCCCAGCCAGTTCCTGACGGAGTAGCCCAAGTTTCATCACCACGCCAAAATGTAGATGAGCTTGCATTTGTACCTGAATTTAGGTTGGTAACTGGCAAATTGCCCGTAACGTCTGAGGTTAAGTCTATGTATTGTTCAAATTCAAGAGCATCGGGAGTTGAATTTACTTTTACGAAATATCCGCCTGAGCCTGTATAATTTGCAGGGGTATCTGTAAGGTCGGTAAATTCTGAAGCACCGCCTATATTATCATCAACATAACCTTTGGTAACTAACGTGTCATTGCTTGCTGTACCTTCTGCTAAAGGATACCGATCCAATTCATCAAGATCGTCATCATAATATAAGACACCACTACCGCCACTTTCAAGGGCATCTCCTATTTTGGATTCAGTTACCACAAAGTTACTTCCATGAATTGTACTACCGCTGTCAACTGTCCAGTCTATGTGTTGAGTATCAACATAATCAATAAAATCATCATGTCCTGAAACCTCTGAAAAATCAAGGGTAATTGTAATTGTAGAGTCAGGAGATTCAGCTAAGTCAAACCCAGAATAGAATACTATCTTCTCAATATTTTCAAAAGAAGCATAAGTGGGATCTAAAAATTCACCTAAATCAATAACTTCTGCACCAGAACTTCCCCCGCCACCGATAGAGTCATTGTCATTAATCCATCCAACTGTTGCAATTGCCGTGTTGTCGGAATCCCCAACTACCAGACTATCAATCTGAGTCCCGTCAAAAACAATTCCGCCGTCATTTGTAAAGTAACATATTAATTTACCAGACTTATTAAAGTAACCAAGCTCTCCATTGGGAAGCCTTTCCTTTGCCATGTTGCGAATAACTGACAGCCAGATAAAAAAACTGTGACTACCAAAAAAATGAATATATTTTTTTTAATCATGTTAATAAACCTTCAAAAAGGTCCTGCCTCCTCAGCATCCAGTACCAGCAGATTCCGTATTGGTATCGGTGCAGGATACAGTTACTATGTCACCAGATACTGATGTCGTTACGTCTCCACCGCCTGCCAAAGTTATTCCCAATCCAGCTCCACCGCATATGTAAAACTTGCTACTTCATCACCATCGGCATCATCAAATTTTATTGTTATTGTGCCAGAAATAGTACCAATATAACCCGAATGTTCAGCTTTAATTCTTAATATATCATCTTCTGATACTTCAAAAGTTTGATTAACCCAAGACCCCAGATAATATGCTTCTACACCACTATCGCCTGAAATCTGCCATATTATCTTTGTATAAGATGAATTACTTGTATTGCTTAATTCCATATACAATGTTGAATTACAAGCTACTGTATCATAAGAAGTATATGCTGTGCCAGTTCCACTCAAATTACCATAATCCAGTGTATAACTACAGCCTCCACTCCCGCCAGATGATATTGTGATATTCATAACAGATGCAGGGCTATCAACACCCATAACAGATGCAGGGCTATCAACACCCATAACAGATTCGCTAAATACAACGGCTGGAATCAGTAATAATAATACCAGTAACCATCGCATATTATTCTCCCGTCGGTGAGTAGTAGTATAACATCTTTGTTTCTTCTTTCAGTCGGTATGGTAAGTCAAAGTCATCAGGATTGCTGACTGTATTGTATTGGGTTAAGAATACATTTTCGGCAAGGTATTCATTAATCATAAGTTCTAAAGATGATAACTGAGTAGCTTGATCTATCGTGATTTCCATAAAAAAGGTTATTCTTCTTGCCTGAGTTCCCAAAGTGTCAACGACCATAAGTCCATGATTGCGATCTGTGCATTTAAAACTTTCATCAAATACACTTCTCCCCGCTGTTTGGACATTCAGCGATAATGTAGCCCAGTTGACATCAGCATCAATATAGCCAGTAGCTGCAAAGTCCAATTCTCTGTCTAACGCATAACAGCTTAAAGCCATTATGATAATAAGTGCTATTAAAATATTTCTCATTTTTACCTCTCTTTTATTATTCTGTTGCAGTTTCTATCGGAACTCTCTGCGGGTTAAAATCTATTCTATCAGCGTGGGTTGCTATTCCTATTTGATATACATAATCTCCGTCAGAAGGTGCAGTCTGAGTTAGTGTATTTCCCGTAGTTCCTGTAGTTGACAAATAAACTAATCCACCAACTGTCCAATTCCATGTGTCGTCTCTGGCAATTCCGCTTCTCAGCCATCTGCCTGAGCCCGCAGCGGTTATAGTCTCATCTGCCATATAAACACCGTAAACAGTACCGATAGCCCCAGAGTTAGCAAATTCCATATCACTGTCTGATGCAATATAGCAAACATCACCGAATGCTACTGAGCCAGCGTTGCCATTTGACATCGTTACATAGGTTCCTGAGCTGGAATGGTCTGAGTCGGGAGTGGAATCTAAAAGCATACCATAATCACCTATTCCCAAAATACCGCTAAGATTAGGGGTGGCATCGTCAGAAACATCATCCATTTTCCCGTTGAAAGTATCCCAATCTGTGGAAGTTAGAAAACCTTTATTGCTTGTACTTGCAGCTTGACCGTTTGTATAATCAATAGAAATGTTACCTGAAGAAGCGTTGAAATCATTTGCTGTAAATGAAGCAATACCTTTCGTTGATCCGTTAGCATCTGCATTGGCAATTACAAAATCCAGAGTTCCGTCTCCATCTTCATAAGTTACAGTAATTCCAGTCTCAGTATTTCCTGTTACCATCCCACCTACATAATCTTCAACCTGTTCTTCTGAAAGTTGAGTATTTGTGTCAGTAATATCACAATTGAAGGTAGTTCCATCTAATGACATTCCAGTCCCAGCAGTGTAAGTTGTATTAGTATCGGTATAATTCCCGGAATGGATGTTAGTAGTACCCTGATCCTGAGTCCAATCTATATGTTCATTGGCTGTTACACCTGTCAAATCATCATGAGTAAAATCGCTGCTGGTATATGTAGTGTTATTATCAACATAATTGCTGGAATGAATCGTTCCCGCACTTGCTGCTGTCCAATCAATATGTTCGTTAGCTACGAAATCAGAAAAATCATCATGGTGCGCACCACCGTCAAATGCAAATGAACCATCTGATAATGAAGTATTGAAATCAGCTTTAGTATCGGATATCCCTGACATTGACGTTTGATCACCTGAGTTAGTGCCTGATAAATTACCAAGATTAGTTATATCTCCAGATGTAATGCTATTAGCGGCATGAACACCAAAGACAGGATCGGTTTCGATATGTTACGGTTATTCTGGTTTCGGTATTGCCAGATACCATAGCTCCAGCAATATCTTCCACTTCTTCATCAGTTAATTGGGTGTCTGTATCTGATACTGTGCAATTGAAAGTTGTACCATCAAGACTCATCCCAGTACCGGCGGAATATTCCGTATTGGTATCGGTACAGGATACAGTTACTATGTCGCCAGATACTGATGTTGTAACGTCTCCGCCACCTGCCAAGGTTATTCCCAATCCCGTTGTAGCGTTAGCATCGTCTCCTGTTATAGTGTTAATCTCATTTGTGGTACTTCCATCCACCTCAGCAGTTAAATAACCTTCTCCTGAGTGGTCTCCCCGCGGTATCCCAGTTTGAAGCATTCCAATCTCCATCACCTTTGATAGCAGCTATAGCGTCAGCATCTGCATATTGAGTGATAGTAGAGCTGAAAACAGTCCCGGTTAAATCTAAGCCTGTTCCAGCAGTGTATTCCGTATTAGTATCTGTATAATTCCCGGAATGGATATTAGTTGTACCCTGATCCTGAGTCCAGTCAATATGCTCATTCGCTGTTACACCTGTCAAATCATCATGAGTAAAGTCGCTGCTGGTATAGGTAGTGTTATTATCGACATAATTGCTGGAGTGAATCGTTCCCGCACTTGCTGCCGTCCAATCTATATGTTCATTAGCTACGAAATCAGAAAAATCATCATGATGTGCACCGCCGTCAAATGCAAATGAACCATCTGATAATGAAGTATTGAAATCAGCTTTAGTATCGGATATTCCCGACATAGAAGTCTGAATCATATCATCGACTACGAAATGATATGTTACGGTTATTCTGGTTTCGGTATTGCCAGATACCATAGCTCCAGCAATATCTTCCACTTCTTCATCAGTTAATTGGGTGTCTGTATCTGACACTGTGCAATTGAAAGTTGTACCGTCAAGACTCATTCCAGTACCAGCAGAATATTCCGTATTGGTATCGGTGCAGGATACAGTTACTATGTCACCAGATACTGATGTCGTTACGTCTCCACCGCCTGCCAAA